GAGTCTTTTTGCGATCTGGCGGGGACGGCTCTATGCCTGCTGTTCGTTACTACCAGCCTGTCGCGAATGCCAACGGCTTGAACCAAATCATAGAAATCTTCCGACGCTTTGCGGACGAAACAACTTCTCTCCCAAGCTACACCCACGGTGAGCAGACGAAGAGTTTGAATAAGACGGCAACGGGTATCTCAATGCTTATGGGAGCGGCAAATGTCGCGCTCAAGAGTACGATTAAAAACATTGACGATTTCCTTATACGCCCTATGATTGAATCAATGTTCCACTTCAATATGGAGTTCGGAACGAATGAGCGAGCGAAGGGCGATCTAAAGGTCGTTGCTCGCGGTAGCACCGCACTTGTGCAGAAAGAAGTGCAGAGCCAGAGACTATTGCAATTCCTCTCTCTGGTTTCAAACCCGATGGACTCTCAACTCATTGATCGAGGCAAACTCTTGCGCGATATCGCCCAGAGTATGGATATCGATCCGGATGAATTTATTAAGTCTCAGGAGCAACTCATTGCCGAGCAACAAGCTTTACAACAGCAAATGCTCGCCGCGTCAGGCGAGGGCGGTCAAGGTCTTGGCCCTGACGGAGGAATGGCCCCTCCTGATGGAGTTGCTTGAATCTCGGTTAGCCGAGGCTCATGAGAAGTTGGAGTACGCGGACGAACAGAATTTTAGACGCCAGCAAGGACGGGTAGCAGAGCTACGCGCCTTGATTGGACTTGAACAGACCGCAGAGGCGGTCATCGAAGCGGAAAGGAATCCGCGTAGGTCTCCTAGCTTCGATTAACGGACACCCCACAGAGGAACCGTGTAATGAAAGTAGATCCAGCAAAACTTGAAGCGGAAGCACAGGAATTAATAGCTCAGTACAAAGGTGAAGTTCCGGCCCCTCAAGAAGAGGAAACGCCAGAGGAAGTTCAACCTGAAGCAGAGTTAGCGGCACCCGAAGAGCCATCGGAAACTGCCGAAGTACCTGTGGAGGCTCCTGTCGAAGATGAGCGCGGCGAATTATCTGAGGCAGAGTTAGCACTTAAAAAGGCTGATGAACGCTACAAGAATGCGCAAAGGAAGATGACTCAGGCGACCACTGAGGCTAAGGAACTGCGACGTATGAACGAGCAGGTCATGGCTGAACTGGGACAAATGAAGCGTCAGCTTGCGGAGAAAGACATTGATCTAGAGAAGTTGAAGCAGGTCAGGGAAGAGTACCCAGACTTAGCGGCACCAATTCTGGATGTGATGGAAAGGACGCAGGCAAAGGTAGACGAGCAACATGCCGAACTTGAAGCACTCCGCAATATGCGAGAGCAGGATGCAGTCCAAGAGGCGCAGAACGCGCACATGGATCGCATTCGGGAAGCTCACCCAGACTTGGACAACATTGTTCAATCGGGAGACTGGGCTGACTGGCTGGAGGTGCAGAACGCGCAAGTTCAGAGCTGGATTGAATCCGGTTCATCGAACGACGTAAACGCGGCTCTGTACAAATTCAAGAGCGACATGGGTGTGGGTCAACCGACGCCGCAAGAGCGGGTACTGGAAAAGGCGAAAGCGGCGGCAGAGCCAAAGCTCCCTAAATCCAGAAAGCCCGATACTGGTGCCGGACAAAAAGTCTGGTCTGCGGCTGATATCAAGAGCATGTCTCTGAAAGACTTTGAGGCAAATCAAGGCGCTCTGATGGATGCATGGAGACAGGGACAAATCCGGCGTTAATTAAAACTCTTGCATAGAGGTATTTAACGATGGCTATTGGCGCAGGTGCTTCAAACTTTACTTACGCGAGCGGACAGGCTGGTTTCATTCCAGAAGTTTTCTCAAAATTATTGCAGGCGAAGTTCTACAGTTCTTCGGTTCTTCCTGCTATTTCAAACACTGACTACGAAGGCGAGATCTCTGGCCAAGGCGATAAGGTTCACATCCGAACCGTGCCGAACGTCACAGTTGCAGACTATAACGGTGCGATCAGCTACGCTGACTTGACCACTAGCACAGTCGAGCTTCTGATCGATCAAGCTAAGTCGTATGCGTTCAAGATGGACGACGTGCTATCTGCACAGGGCGATATCGATATGTTGGCTGAAGCATCCAAGGATGCCGCTGAGTCTATGCGTATCGCAGTTGAGACGGACGTACTGGCTAACGTAGTGACTGGAGCGACCACTATTGGTTCGCAGACCACCATTACTTCCAGCAACATCCTTACCAACATCCTTGACATCGCTAAGGAGTTGGACGAGTTGAACATCCCTGAAGAGGGTCGATTCATCGTTCTGCCTCCCAGCATGGTTTCTCTGTTAAAGCAGAGTGAACTGCGTCAAGCGTACCTGACGGGTGATGCGACTTCGCCTCTCCGTAACGGTCAGGTGGGTCAGGTAGATCGCTTCACGGTCTATCAGAGCAATCTGCTCTACACCGCCACGTCTGGTGCTGATGACACTTACACCCACGTTCTCGCGGGTCACCCCAAGGCAATCACGTTTGCTTCTCAGTTCACTAACACTGAGACAGTACGACTTGAGTCCACCTTTGGTGACGGCGTTCGCGGACTGAAGGTTTATGGCCGCAAGGTCGTAACTCCAGACTGCCTCGCTGTAGGTAAGTGGAAGGTCTAAGACCTAATCGGGGGAGGGTTTCCTCCCCCTTTCACTTTCAGGGAGAGATAAGTGAACGAAGCCAAGACCGAGAAAGACGATCTGTACATCGAGGCCAAGGAAGAGTTTGGCATCACCCTAGATAGACGACAGACCTTGGGTGATTTGCAAGATCAGATGGACAGAATTAGGAAGACTGGAAAACAGCCGGAGAAGGTTCTGCCAGCAAGGATGCCGAAAAAGCTTCGCAACATCGTGACCGGAAATATTTTCGATTACGACCCCTTGTTCGCAAAGAATCCCGATCTGGAAATAATTGAATGGGAGGCTACGGATGGCGACGACTAAGGTCAATGACATACTTGATCGTGCCGGTATCATCCTACAGGACACTTCAAATACTAGGTTTGCAAGCGCAGACCTTTTAAAGTTTTTTAATGACGGTCAGCGCGAGGTTGTAATTTACCGACCCGACGCGAACGTCACTAACGCTACGTTTACTTGTGCCGCTGGTAGCAAGCAGTCCTTACCTTCGGCGGCTATTCGCCTGATCGATATCACTAGGAACATCGACGGTAGAGCGGTCAGTCAGATTGATCGAAAGATGCTGGACGAGTCACTGCCCAACTGGCACAACTCGACGGCAGACAGCGATAGGAAGATTGAACACTTTGTCTACGATCCAACAGACCCTAAGAACTTTTACGTCTATCCGCAGGCGCTAAACAGCTTTCAGCTAGAAGTAATCTACAGCGAGTCTCCGGCAGATGTTGTTTTGTCAAACTTCACAACCGACACGACAACTATCACGTTGGATGACCCTTACGCGAACGCGCTGTTGGACTTCATTCTTTATCGTGCATATCAAATTGACTCTGAGTTCGCAGGTAACGCAGAGAAATCATTGATGCATTACCGATCATTTACAAATGGCTTGGGAGCCAAGACGCAGGGTGACTCAGCGTCCGATCCCAGAGTAGGAGCTTAATAGTGAAGTTTCTCGACATTTCAGATTTCGTAAGAACAGAGGCTAGAGGCGCTCCAGAATTTCTTGTTGAGAGGGCGGTAAGAGAGTCAGCCACAGAGTTTTGCGTCAAGACGGACGTGTATCGCTTAGAGCCTGAAACGATCCAAGTGATCTCAGGGATCGATGAGTACGACTTAACCATCCCTAATGGCACTGAGCTAAATCACATTATCGATGTGTACAGGGGGCATCGGACATTACAGCCCGTGTCCTACTCTCGATTGCTTGAGGTTAAGGGAGACGGCACAACAACCGGACAGCCTAGATGCTATTCGCAATTACAAAGCACATCTTTCTATGTGGCCCCAGTTCCTTCGGCTTCTGAAACGCTAAGCGTTTTGTATTCAGTTAAGCCGACATCTACGGCCAGCAGTATTCCCGACTATATAGGCAAGGCGTATAGAGAGCCGATTGTTCACGGGGCGCTTTATAGGTTGCAGATGATGCCTAACCAGCCGTGGTCAGATCAAGGAAGTGCGCAAGCAAACAAGTCTCTCTGCGACCAGCGGACTGCTCAGGTTCTTCGAGAGGTTCGCTATGGCTATGGCGGCGGCTCTATGACAGTTAAATCGAGGGCGTTTATCTAATGGCTTATTCAGACACGATTAATCTTGTCGTCGGCGACACACTCCCAGAAGTGACGGTCACTCTTCGAGATTCCAATAAGGCGGCATCTGGACAGACTCTTGATCCCGAAAACTCAGCGACTTGGGATCCGATTGATCTCACTGGCGCAACTGTTCGCATGAGAATCCGAAAGGTTGGATCTGCGGCTGTATCCAGCACGTTGACTATGACCGTCGTTAATCCTCCAACAAACGGCAAGGCGACCACCAACTTCCCTGACGGAACTCTATCTGAGGCGGGGGTGTTTGAGGCAGAGGTGGAGATTACTTACAGCACGGGTGCTAAGCAGACTGTGAACGACTTGCTGAAGCTGAAGATCAGGGATGACTTCGATTAATGTTAAGAGCCGCCTACTCATATCAACTGATTAAGGCGTCTGCTCAGCGGACGGCGGTTTCGTTCGCCTCCGATTCTGTCAATACATCTTTCCGCGTTTCATTTGCTGATTTGACGGCAAGTCTTGATTACATCAGCCTATCTGCAAGCTATTTGGTTATTGCTGAAAGTCTCAATCGATTTTTTGACGACTCTTTTGCGTTTGCCGATCTTGCCAGCCTATCGGTTAGTAAGTCCGCATCTGATTCACTAGGCGTTACGGAGCTTTCTGTTCTTTCTGTACAGAAGTCGTTAACAGAGTCAGTCGGGGTATCCGATCAGTTCACAAAGGTTTTGATTATCAATCGAGACTTTACTGAGTCACTGGCTGTGGCTGAAGCAGTTTCTCTAACAGTTTCGTTTGGCAAGTCAGAAGCAATCTCCGTTTCTGATCTGACATCGATTAGCTCATCTAGGGGCGAAGCTGATGCAGTGGCGGTCAGCGAGGCAACGACTCTTCTAGTGGGTAAGTCTCAAGGTGACTCGCTCTCAGTATCCGAGCAGGTATCGAAGGCATTTAGCACTTCACTAACTGATGCTTTCACTTTAGATGACCTTCTCAATTCAGAGCTTACTCAGACTCTTGATAAGGCTAACGTCTTTGGGGTGACAGAGGTTCTGACCTTCGCCAGCACAAAAGTTTTATCTGACTCTACATCTATAGCTGAATCGATTGCGATCAGTGCCGCACGTTCAGTAGCAGATACGCTCGCAATGCAAGAGTCTCTGACCGCCCAGTTTGCTAAGTCCTTGTCTGACTCCACATCAGTATCGGAATCAATCTCCGTAACGCTGATCTCAGGTTCCGGCAGTGTGTTTAACCAAGGCGCATTTAATGCGTTCGCTTTTAACGAGTAGGGAGAAACGAAATGTTTCAAGATGGAATGAAAATGAGCGGCAAGCTCACGATCACACTGAACGACAAGGTCGTGCAAGAGGTCGATAACTTGGTTGTGACTTCGGGCAAAGCGTTTGTTGCTTCCCGAATGATCGGAACAAGCGCCAGTGTCATGAGCCACATGGCTGTCGGTAGTGGATCTACTGCCGCCGCCGCTAATGATACGGCTCTTGGTAGTGAGCTAGGCCGAACTACTGCGACCTCTAGCGCGTCTGGTGCGGTTGTGACTTACGCCTCAACTTTTGCCGCTGGCACGGGAACGGGTGCAGTCACTGAAGCAGGTCTCTTCAACGCTTCTAGCTCTGGTGACATGCTCTGTCGCACGGTTTTCTCTGTGGTAAATAAAGGCGCGTCGGACTCCATGACGATTTCATGGACGGTTACCGTTTCCTAAGAGGGCTAATCGATGGCGGTTAAGTTCAGTAATAACGTCAAGACCGAGCTTGATTCTGCAATAAACAGTTCTGCAACAAGCATATCGGTCACAGATGCGTCTGGCTTCCCGACTCTGTCGGGCAGTGACTTTACGCTGGCGACCATCGTTGACACCGGCAACTCTGCGCTTCTCGAAGTTGTAAAGGTTACGGGAATCTCAAGCAATACGCTGACGGTAGTAAGGGCGCAGGAAGGCACAACGGCAAGAGCCTTTGACTCGTCCGATAAGGTTGAGCTTCGCCTGACCGCAGGACTTCTAGAGACGGCTATAGACGATGCGTCAGGCGGTATTTCCTACGCCCGAGTTACGGCTAACCACACGATGGTTGCTGGTACGGGAGTTATCGCTGACACGACGGGGGGTGCGTTTACCGTAACCCTACCGGCCTCTCCGTCTGTCGGTGATGAAGTTGCTATTGCTGACGGCGGAAGCTGGGGCGTTGCCTACCTTACGGTGGCTCGTAACGGGTCAACGATTGAAGGGCTTGCGGAAGACTTAACGCTAGATGTTAGCGGACTAAAGGTGGGTCTTGTGTATGACGGCACCACTTGGCAGGTATATCCATCAGCGGGAATTTTTGCTGGCGCATCAGGCGGTGCGTTTTACAAAAACAATCAGGTCGTCTCGTCTGACGTAACCATACTATCAACCGAAAATGCGATGACCACTGGCCCAGTAAGCGTCAATTCAGGAGTGAATATGACGATTCAATCGGGTGCCAGAGTCGTTGT